AAGATAATCTTGGACAATATACATTCTCATGCGCCATTACAAACGCAGATGTGGAAAGCGCAAATATCATCCCATCCGGAACTGCTACCTTATCTTCAGCATCAACTTATGTTGGCAACCAACCAGTTCGCTCAGCAGTATTCGTAGTTTCTTTAGAAGTATTCCAATCTCGCCTTGCAGGAGGAGGTCAGATTGAAGGCGTAGATTTTACCGCAACACCTTTTAGAATGGGCAGATCATTATTTAATCGATGCGTTGGATTACTTGGTCCATACATCGATGTCGAAAGCATGGCTCAATAATGCCATCAACAATTTTATCTTCAGTTAGACAACCACTTGCAACAGCACTTGCTTCAGTGGCAGGTAACGTTTATTCATTTGTACCTGAATCAGTAATCCCACCTGCAGTCGTGGTTGTGCCAGATAGCCCTTACCTAGAATTAGAAACAATTAGCAAATCTGCTATTCGTACAAAGATCAATATGACTATTTCAGTAGCAGTTGCTTACAACTCAAATCCAGCAAGCCTGGACAATATCGAGCAACTCATCCTAAGTGTTCTGGCAGTTATACCAGCAGGATATATCGTCAGTTCGGTCGAAAGACCAACAGTAACGCAAGTCGGAGCAAGTACACTGCTTATTGCAGATGTTCGAGTTTCTACCTACTACACACAAACCGCATAAGGAGAAATCATGGCCACAACAGTAATCACAGGTCGCGATATTTCGTTGTCTTTCACAGGTGGAACAGACATCGAAGCACAAGCGACAAACGCAGTTCTAACCAAAGAGTTTGATCGTCAAACTTACCAGACTTTAGATGGCGAAGCCTACAAAGTTGTAAACACATCAGGCACATTCCAATTGGACATGCTTGCTGACTGGGGCAAGACCTCATCAGTTTGCGAAGCACTTTGGACTGCATGTGATTCATCACCAAACTCAGAAATTAGCATTACACTTACAGCAGCATCTGGAGCACAATTTGTGTTCCCAGTATTGCCAGTTTACCCAACCGCAGGTGGCTCAGGAGTAGATGCTCAAACAGTATCTTTCACATTCCCAGTCGCACGTGGCGAAGTTACTGAAACATTTAGTTAAAAAATAAAACGGGAGCAAACAAATGAAACTACCAATAACAATTGAATACAACTCAGGAGAGCAAGCAACATACATAGCCCAACCTCCTGAGTGGGCAAAATGGGAGAAGCAGACAGGAAACACGATTGGACAAGCCAAAGAAAAGATTGGCATGTGGGATCTTATGTTTTTGGCTTATCATGCCCATAAGCGTGCAATTGCTGGAGACAAACCAGTCAAGCCAATGGATGCCTGGATGGAAACAGTTGCCGATGTAATTGTCGGTGATGCGGATGACCCAAAAGTCATCCAGAAGGAAGCGTAAGCCGTTTACTTGTTGCAGTGGCAATAGCCACTCATATACCAATGAGTGAATGGACAAGCGCAGAAGATTTATTAACTGCAGTTGAGATTTTAAAGGAGCGAGGGGATTATGGCGGATGAAGCAATTGCCTACAGTAAAACCGACCTCCGAGATCTCTACAAAGCGTTCAAACTTATGGATGCTCAAGCAACAGATGAAGCACGAAGTCAATCTGCTGCGCTGGCGTATTTTGCATCTGAGGAAATTAAAGTCGCTGCTGGCAACCGAACAAAAGGCACAACGGCTGCGAAAAGAATTGCGGACGGCGTATCTATCTCCAAGTCCTCAAAGATTGGTGAGTTCAGTTACGGCTTCGCACGTCAAAAGTTTTCAGGTGGTGCTACTACACAAACCCTATGGGGTGGTTATGAGTTTGGTTCAAATAAGTTCAAACAGTTCCCTAGTTATAGCGGACGGCAAGGCAGAGGTAGTCGAGGATGGTTTATCTATCCGACCCTTCGCAGAATTCAGCCTGAATTGATTAACAAGTGGGAAGTTGCGTTTGATCGCATTCTTAAGGAGTGGGCATAATGGCAACCGGTAATCGTACCCTTAAGTTATCCATTCTTGCTGATGTCGATGATCTTAAAAAGAAATTAGGCGAAGCCGATAAGGCCGTTGATACTAATGCAACTAAAATAAGTGATTTTGGTAAGAAAGCAGCGTTGGCTTTTGCAGCCGTTGGTGCCGCCGCTACAGCCTTTGCCGTATCTGCAGTCAAAGCAGCCGCCGAAGATGAAAAAGGTCGTAAATCACTAGAACAAACTATTCGATCTAATACAAAGGCAACCGAAGCACAAATTGCTGGCTTAGATGATTACATCACAAAACAGTCAATTGCCACAGCGACTACAGATGATGTTTTAAGACCTGCGTTTGCTCGTTTAATTCGATCAACATCTGATGTTAAAAAAGCGCAAGATTTGTTAAGTTTATCTCAAGAAATTGCTACGGCCACTGGCAAACCACTTGAAACAGTCACAAACGCTTTAGGCAAAAGTTTTGATGGACAAAATACCGCTTTAGGTAAATTAGGTTTAGGTATTGATGCAGCAACTTTAAAGACAAAATCTCACGATGAGATTATGCAAATCTTACGAGGCACTTACAAAGGTTTTATTGAAAACGAATCAACAAACGCAGAATTTAAAATTAGACAATTAGAAATTGCTTTAGATGAAACAAAAGAAGAAATTGGTACTGCGTTATTGCCAGTTTTTAAGGACTTTGCTGATTTCTTGCTTGTTTCAGTTGTGCCAAATGTAAAAGCATTAGCAGCAGGATTAACTGGTGAAAATAGTGTAACTGCCGGAGTTACAGATGCCACTGATGGGGCTTATCAATTTGGCCAGCAATTAAAATCCACACTTGGCTTTATTATCAGCATCAAAGATGAATTAATAATTCTTGGTGGCATTATTGTTTCAGTATTTGTTGCAAGTAAAGTTATGGCATTTGTAACATCAATTCAAACCCTTGTTACTGCGATGCTTGCACTTAGAACTGCTGCCGCTTCGGCTGGAGTTGCGACTGCATTTGCAACAGGTGGTGTTTCAGTTGCTGCGGCTGCCGGTGCACTTGCTGCCGTTGGTACTGCTTATGGATTATCTCAAATTGGTGGATCATCGACTCCTAGCGTTTCAAGTGTTCCAAACGTACCTTCAGGGGCTACATCTGCACAATTAGCAGCCGGTGCCGCTAGAGCAGGAACAACAGTTAATAACATTACAGTTAAAGCAGTGGATTCAGAAGGCGCAGCCAGAGCAGTTGCAAAGGTATTAAATCAATCATCTGCCAGATCAATTCCGGCATTAGATCCAGCAAGTATTAGACGATTTCAGCAATGAGTGATTTCACGCCTGAATGGCGATTGCTAGTTAATGGCGTTGATTATTCAAACGTTGCAATATCAGATATATCTCACGCATCTGGTCGAGATGATATTTACATTCAGCCAAACCCGTCATACATAGAAATTGCATTAGTTGCATTAGAGGATGAAAACTACGTATTTGATATTAACGATTCACTAACACTTCAGGTCAAAGATAGCACTAGCACATACACAACCCTTTTTGGCGGAAACATCACAGATATAACTACATCAGTCAGCAGCACTGGATCAGTTGGCAAGGTTTACTCATACAACCTAATCGCGATGGGCTCACTTGCACGCTTGGCCAAAACAATCAGCGAAGGTGTATTAACATCAGAGTTTGATGGAGATCAGATTTATGCTTTGCTTACAGAGTTTTTATTAGGTGATTGGGTTGGTGTATCAGCCGCACAAACATGGGCGACTTACGATGCAACGACTACGTGGGCAACTGCTGAGAATCTAGGACTTGGCGATATAGATCAACCCGGCCAATATGAAATGGTTAATCGTGGATCATCGGTAAATACAATTTACAACATCGCTTCACAGATAGCCAATTCAGGCTTTGGATATTTATATGAAGATAATAATGGCAATATCGGTTATGCAGATGCAGACCATCGCCAAAACTATCTTGCTGCAAATGGTGCGGTAGAAGTTTCAGCAAATACAGCAATTGGAGCAGGACTTACCACAACAACTCAGGCAGGTAATATCCGCAACGATATAGCCCTTAACTATGGCAATAATTTTAATGATTTAGAAGTAGCAGTGGATGCAACCAGCATCTCAATTTATGGGTACAAATCAGAGAGCATTAACTCAAGTATCAAAAATGCAGCCGATGCTGAAAACATCGTCAATCGATACTTGGATCTTCGTGCCTATCCTTACCCAGTATTTGACAGCATCACATTCCCAATAACCAACCCAGAATTAGACGATACAGACCGAGATCACCTTTTAAACGTGTTTATGGGTCAACCACTCACCATCACCGATTTACCGCCTCAAATAGCCTCTGAGGGGCGTTTTCAGGGGTATGTAGAGGGCTGGTCATGGAGCACATCATTCAATGAGTTATACCTGACGATCAACCTCAGCCCAATAGAGTTCTCGGCCGTATTCCAATCATGGAATCAAGTCAATGCCTCCGAAGCATGGAACACATTATCAGGTACAATTACCTGGCGAACAGCGATAGGAGTAATTTCTTAATATGGCAACAACTACCAATTATGGGTGGGAAACCGCAGATGACACCGATCTGGTCAAAGATGGTGCGTTGGCTATGCGGACACTT